AAGATGCGGCGTCCAATCTGTGGGGCACGGTTCAGGCCGCATGGACCTCCATTCAAGCGGCTATGCAGCCCGTCGTGGAATGGATCTATTACACGGCGTGGCCGTGGGTCGTCGGCGCCTTTAACGCGATTAAAGACACGGCGTCTATTATGTGGGGCTCCCTATCGGCGACATGGAACGGCATCTGGGCTGTAATGCAGCCTGTGGTGAATTGGATTCAAACCTACGCTGCACCCGTTATTAGTGTGGCCTGGGAGGTGATCTCTACGGGTGCGAAAATTCTGGGTGGAATCATCGCGTTCGTATTCGCGTCCATCATCGCTGCGGTCACTATGGGAGTTGCCGTAATTCAAGGCGCAGCCACCACGATCAGCGCCGCCTGGAATACCGTTGTTTCGTGGACCAGCTGGCTGAAAAACATGGTCGTCTCCGCGTGGAACATTCTGAAAGGCGAAATCCAAATCGTTAAAGATTGGATTGCTAACACACTTGTTCCCGCAATTACAAGCGCCTGGGACAGGGTCGTGGCCGCCGCCAACACTATGAAAGACGGTGTTAGGACGGCGTGGGACAAGATCAAGGAAGCTGCCGCCAAACCCGTTAACTTCGTTATCGGCACCGTCTACAACAATGGGTTGCGGAAACTCGTTAACGGAATGATGGAGAAGCTCTCCCTTGATCTTCGCCTTCCTGAGGCTCCCACGATTGGCGGGTACGCGTCAGGTGGTGTGCTGCCCGGATACTCGCCGGGCCGCGACATTTACCATTTCGTATCACCCGACGGTGGCGGCCGGCTCGCGCTTTCCGGCGGAGAAGCAATCATGCGACCCGAATGGGTGAAAGCGGTCGGCGGTCCGGCAATGGTGAATGCAATGAATCGGGCTGCCGCGCACGGGGACAGGATTCCTGGCGGAGACGCCGGCTATGCCGCATTCGCCCCCGGCGGTATTTGGGATCCTGTCAAAGAAACGGTTTCAAAGGGTGCGTCCGCTGCCCTTAACTGGATCACCGGCGCCGCTGATGCCGTGTCCTCGATCTTCTCCGACCCGATCGGAGCTGTTGAGACTGTCATCAAGGCTCCGGTTCATAAGCTTCTCGATTCATGGGGCGGCGACGGGGCAAGACCATTCTTCGACGCCGGAAAAGCGGGCGTGGATAAAACCATTGACGCGCTCGGTGACTGGATTAAAGATCACATGCCCGTGGTCAGTGGATTCGGTGGCGGAATTGGTGCTATTGGTGCTGCCGCCGGCGACCTCGTGAATACGGCGCGTCGCGCTATCGGTACACCGTATGTTTGGGGCGGTGTTTCCCCGGGCGGTGGACTCGACTGTTCTGGTCTCGTTTATTGGGCGCTTAATGCTATGGGCATTCATGTGCCGCGTCTCACGGCGGCCGGATATCAAGCAATGTCATCCCCCGGTAACCCGATGGTTCCTGGAACGCTTCTGTTCTGGGGTTATCCGGCTCACCACGTTGCTATCGCCTCTGGTAACGGGATGATGGTTGAGGCGCCGACCTTCGGTATCCCGGTACGTGAGGTCCCGATTTACGGTGGGCCGTCCGCAGGGAATCTCCGCTATGATAACGGAGGTTTTTTGCAGCCCGGCCTCTCGACAATTGAGAATAAGACTGGCCATCCTGAGCCCGTTTTCACGTCAGCCCAGTGGGAGAAAATGGATAAACTTATCGGCCTTCTGGAGAATCGTGCGCTCGGCCCTGACGTGCTCGAAATTCGGGACGTGGACAACGATCTCGTGGGGCGCATGCAAGTAGAGGCGACGTCGGCCATAGTAGACTATGACCGAATGAACCGATAAACCATTATGACGGAAAGCGCAAAATAATGCCGATTACGGGATGGATTGCTACACACACTGGGCTGCCGTCAATAATGGCCACAGGCAAGGAACCCGTCTACGCAGGGGATCGTCTTTTCGCTGTCCCTGGGATGGCTCGCGACAAGCGGCCTCTCACCGGTAGGGCGAAAATGATTCGCGAGCTCGAGGGCCCCAAGCTTACCGAGCCGGTGACAATGATCCTCTCAGACGCATACGCCGTGCCGGGCACCACAATAAAATACACTCAGGGCGACTCTTCGGTCACACTGACTCGCCCCGAGGTGGAGTGGTGGCGCGGCATGGTTAGCGGCCTCAACGGCCGCACGGTGCCGGGGCTCATCTGGGAGGAGGCTCAGGATAAAAGAGAATGGTCCTCCCCGATTTCGAGATATAACTCACTTATCGCCAGGTGGCCGATGCTAGAGGTAGCCCGCACCGGGGGCGGACAATTCGTCCTAGACGACCCATCGCACGTCAATGCTGTCTGGGAGATTCTGCAGAAGCGTGAGCCGCTTATTCTTACTCCCGGCGCCCCCGCCGACGTTCTCCCATCACGATTCATCACCGTGGACAAGGTCGACAGCGCCAGAATCACGGGAGACGGTATTATTCGGTGGAGCGTGAAATGGCATGAGCTCCCCGAAGACTCGCCAATGCTTGTAGGCCCTCACGCCGGCTGGGGGGCAGCGCCATGTGTTACTTGGGGTGAATGGCGTGAGGTCGACAAGGTTTGGAAGTCGTGCACATATATTGAGATTTGCAAAATGATTGCGGGAATGCCATGAGAAACGGCCCCACGCTGGCTGCCCTTTCAGACGGCCTCAGCATCGGCGCAAGAATCGATATCATTCGAGGTGGCGAAGTCCTCAAAACTGGAATCCCCGCCTCCGAGGTGAAAGTCGAGTGGTCCTCGACGAACCGCCAAGTTCCGGGCGCCCTGTCTTATTCTTGCCCAATGTCTTGGGTTCCGGAATGGCCGTTGGACGCGCTCAACAATTTCGGACAGCGCTCCATGGTGACAGCGCTCTATGAGAATCGGCGCGGCGACTACTGGGAAATTCCGCTCGGTGAATTCGTCAATATGGAATGGTCCGTGTCGAAGGAAAAAGTGAATGTTTCCTGTAAGGATTTGACGCAGATTCTTGCCGATAATCCGAGGCCATGGCCGTCATCCCCGGGCGCTGGCGCCACCCTGCTCTCCGAGGCCAATGAACTTGCGGAATATGTGCGAGTGAAATTGGAGGACGACGTCTGGGACGCGCCCATCCCGCGCACCACACAGTGGGGAAATTCGCGAATTGAATCAATCTATAAACTTGTCGAATCGCGAGGCTGTGGTATTCGTAGCGGCGCCGATGGAATGCTGCATATTTTCAAGCTTCGCGACAAGACGTCGCCTGACGAGATTTACACGTACGAGTCAGGTTTCCTTTTGGAAGCCCCACGCGCCCCGAGGTCGGGCGGCCGCCGTCCGAATCGTTGGTACGTTACTGGCAGTAAGCAACAGAAAGCTCAGGGTGAGCAAGAGGAGCGATGGACGGCAGAACGCGAAATCACTGACCCACCATATGAGCCGGCCGGCTATGGTTGGGTTACGTCGCACAAAGAATTCAGTGCCGCAAGCTCGGCGAGAGAAGTATCCGAGGCCGCAGACACGTACATGATTCAGGACATTTCCTCCCGCTCTTCCCGCTCTTTGACAATTATTCCAGACGCTCGCATTGAGGTCGGGGACGTTATTGGTGCGATTACCGAGCAGGGTGAGCATATTGCGGGGCGTGTTTCCGCTTACAGTCTTCCATTGTCTGATCCGTCCGCTACAATGAGGGTAGACATAGAGGTACTGGGAGAATAAACGGGGCATCATGGTCAGACCGTCACTATTGCTTGACACTGCGCCACGAAACGGCGGCGGCCGCAACAATAACAATGTTATTGTTCAGCAATCCTCAGTATCGTGGACGTACGGGAAAATCACTGGCACGTCCGCCACAGACAGTACGCTCCCGTCCGGCTGGGTAGAAGTAGGGATCCCCTACAGCAATCCCACCTCTCATGCTGTCGGCGAATCCGACGGTATTGCTACGTGGATAGGCGCCCGCGTGCTGGTCATTATTGACTCGTCCGGGCGCGTAGTCAAGATCAGTGACCCTATTGCCGAGCCGCCTTCCGGCGCGAAAGTCGAGAACCTCGGGCACACCGGCAAAATGCTCAGCCAGGCCGCGAAAGACGCCGAACGCGCCTTCAAAGAGGCCGACGCCATTCGCGACCGGGCCAACAAGGCTGAAGGTGCTGCGAACAAGGCGGCGAAAGATGCGGGAAAAGCTGTTCAGATTGCGGAAGCTAACCGGCCGCCCGTAGTGGCCCAGGCCGCGCCCGAGAATCCTGTCACAGGGTTGATTTGGTATGTCACAGACAATGCCGGGCACATTACCGATGTGCGTATTTGGGACGGCACGCAGTGGGTGACCAGGACAATGGTTGCCGGCAGCATTCTCGTCCCCTCGTCAGTGGGGAACGTTTCACTCGCTGACGGGTCTGTGTCCGCGCGCAACATTTACGCGTCCGGGGAACTCTGGGCTAAAATCGCTGCGTTTGCGTCTGTCACTACGGAAATGCTGACCGCGGGAAACGCGACATTCAACGCGGCAAAAGTAACCGGTGATCTTATTGGTAATAGGCTTATTGGTGGGGAGCTTTCGCTCGTTGATACTGAGCCGACGTCAGGTGAGAAGAATATTCGCTTCGGCCTCGGTAGCGAATACGAGTTTTGGGAGTCTATCTGGTCTCCCAAAATCGCGACCGTCGATGAGATGGAGGGTGGCACGCGGTTCGTTTTGACGGACAGGGATCGCCCTAATCGTAACGATGGTGCGCAGATGGCAATCTACGACATTGCTGTTGCGAAACCAAAAACATATGGTATTGCCGGCGAGGGCGTCGGCAAGGTCGAGGGGTATATTCTTTTTACCCCGTCGTGGAACGGTCGTGCGATTCTCACAATCAACATTGGCAAGAATAGAATCATCAGTGTTGACGAGCAGGCGACGGCCGGGCAAAAGATAAGATTCGATTTCAAGCTCCCCGACGGTACGTGGATCCAGGACACGGACACGCCTTTCTACATTAGTGCCCGCACGAACGACGTTTTCACGCCGGGAATGACGCTCGGAACCATTTATTCCATGTACGTGTCATGGAAAATGAGCCGCTCCTCTGGTCTGCATATTTTCCGTGACGACGAGGGCGTAGCGAAAATACAGATCACCGACCGCCAGGGCGGCGAGCTTATCATGGACACGAATGGCGTGTCCTATGACCCGCCCGGATCGCCCGCGCCTCACGCATCGTCGTGGCGCACTTTCACGGAGCCGCCTTTCGCCCACATGGCGACAAACAATGCACAATTGTGGACTGTGAAAGATAAATGGACTAAGGTCCCGGTCGGGTCGCAGGAAAAGATCGTTCGCGGCGGAATGCAGGTAGACGGGATAGAAATTATTATTCCGCAGAGCGGCCTTTACCGTCTAGATGGCACAACATGGTACCGGTCGTCATGGGCGGGGTATGTTGGTGGCACGAAGGTTTCTCGCAGCAACGATGATGAGTACGGCGTTTACATGTATGCTGCGTTGAATCATGGCCTGTGGACCGCGTTGCAGGTGACAGGTGTTAGGCGTCTGAACGTCGGGGATCGGATTGCGCTTTATACGTATCAGAATATTGACGAGGGTACAATTATGGATTGGGGCGAGATGACGGTTAGCTGGCTCACCTACTGAAGATTGTGCAACAATATTTTTAGGAGAAAACAATATGCCTAACACTAGGTGGACCGGCGGCGTCGTCCCCACAGTAGACGATAATCTCATTGAGGCCTGGGACGCGTACGATGATTCCGCCGGTAGGGTTATGCCAGCGGCGTCCGTAGCAGCAGCGCGTGTCATGTTGGCGGCCGCGCCGTCCGGGGCAGTATCGAAAGCGCGCCCCGCTGTTTTCATCATTGACGACATTCTGTACACTGCCGACGGCTCCAAGGCCGGCGATGGATCATTCAACATTAACCCCGCGAACTCTTTCAGCGGCGTGCTTTACAGGCATCGTGATAATACGAACGGCCGCGGCCGTTCGACCTCGGATCATGCCACTTACACGTGGGGTGACGGTATTGTCACTCTGCCGATCAAAAGTCTCTTGGAGTTCTCGCTTGATGTGTGTGTGAGTATTGCGCACGAGGATTATCATTCCGAGGAGGAGAAGGATAAGGCGGTCGGCTCATATTTCTTCGGGTTCAAACTCGATAACCGGGGTATTTGGCAGACTGAGATTCAGTACAATCGTACGTTCATGACGCATCATATGCAGTGGCGTCTTTCCGTGGAGGCCGGCTCGCATAGGGTTGCTTATACTACGGCGGGTAGTTATGGGGCTGACCCGTATTGGCATTACGATGGTGGTGTGTTTCCGGGTACTGTGTTTACGGTGGCTACTCTTGGTGCGACCCGCGTTGACCTGTAACCGACAAATATAGTTCACTACTGTTAGGAAAGGTGATAATAATATGACTAAGGTCATAGCGACGGTTGTGAATGCGGCCGGCAAGACAGTCAACGCAACAATGAGTGTCCGCCCGGAAACCGTTTACACGTCCGACAATATTACAACGGTTCCCGCACCGGTGCGTGGCGATGCCGACGGCAAGGGCAGGATCGAGGTTGAGGTAGACGCCAGCCATGGCGGACGATGGGCAATCGTCTTGAATGTCGCTGGCGTTTGGGCGCGCGAAGTGCGTGGTGCGGAGCTGCCGGCCTCCGGCGACGTTCAGGTGACCTCCCTGTCGGCGTGGAACGGTGGCAGTACCCCTGATCCCGGTAATCCTGGCGGTGGCGGCCAGGGCAATGCTGGCAAGATCACCGTTAGTGGCGATGGTCTTACCTGGACCTATGGAGAGTGAGAAAACAATGGCAAGTATTACTGGGTACACTAAGGCCGGCGTCGATAAGCTGGTCGCCCCGCTATTCTCTTCAATCTCGCCTTTCATGGTCGGAGGACACTACTATTCCCCGGTCACGTATTTCTGGCCCGATTTCTACAACGAGGGCCAGGCCGGAAAGATTTCAAAGTGGGCCAAGACGCTGGCCTACGGGAATGCGCTCGGCTACGTGATCATGAATCGCTCCACGGGCGACTGGTCCGCTAAAGACAATGATTTTCTCACTCAGGCTCAGCGCGCCCAGGCGGCCGGGGCAAAGAGAGTCCTTTGGTACATTCCTACCCGCTACGGTGTCGCGTCTCTCGCCAAGGACGATGCTGCTAGGAATGGTGTGCCGGACCCGGACAAGTTTACGCGCGAATACATTATGCAATTGTGCGCCAACCTGCGCTCCCAGTACGGTGATCTTTTCCAGGGGGTATTCTTGGATGAGGTAATCAACGGCTGGGGTGCACAGTCTGGTCGGGTCGGTTGGTACGGTGACCTCATCGGTGAAATTCGACGCACCTACGGCAAGAATTTCACAATCGCCATTAACCCTGGCAGTAATATTACTGAGGCCGTGTGCGCCCTCGATTTCGACGTGTGCATGAGCTTCGAGAACACTGCCGCCAAGTATTTGACGGACGACCCTAATAACCCGATTGCTAATGATGTGATGCGGGCACAGCCCTCCACCAAGTGGTGGCACGTCATTCACGGTGTTACGAAAGAGAATTTCCGACAGGTAATCGATCGTGCCGCATCATTCGGCGTTTCACATTTGTATGTGACCGACGGTGAGCTGGTGCAGGGTGAGGGCGGCCAGTGGGTGCCCGAGAAGAATCCTTATCAGAATCCTCCGTCGGATTGGATCATGGAGCGTGTGGTCGCCTGGCATGGCGATTACCTCGGTCTGGCTGAGCGTGTTGCCGCGTTGGAGGCAAAGGCAGCTCCGGCTCCGACACCGCAGCCTGGCGCCTGAGTGTTTCACGTGAAACATTCCCTCTCACCACGATTTCTGCGGTGAGAGGGAATGTTTTCGCATCCGGTGCAGGAGACTATAGTCCCAGGCGTTGGTAGTTTCCTCCATGCTCGCGAGCAATATCGTCAAGGACGCCCATGAGATCGGAACGCGCATCGTCCTGAACGTTGATCGACGGCGAATTCAGGATCGAATGAATCGTGTTATTGATCTCTCGGAATTGACGAGCAGCAATAGCGTCGCATTCTACGGTAGTCCACTGTCGTGCTAGATGGCGTGCAAGATTGCATGTGCTTTCGCCGCTTGTTTCATGGTAAACGCCCACAACACTCAATGGCCAGCCACAGATAACCCATTTACTGACAGCGCCGTCGTCGCCGTTTTCTACAGTTACGTCAATCCAAGCGCCCTCATAGTGGTTGCGCCACTCCAAGCGGGCTGTCACGCGTGTTTCGTCAATGTCGCACGCGTCGGGCTTCGGAAGCCACAACTGCGTGAGACTAATCTCGTGCTCGATCTCCAGCATTGGGTTATTCGCTGTCATGAGACGCTCCGCAAAAGCAGGTTGCAGCGCATCGCAGAATGTTCCGGGTTACGGGATTCCTCGTGAGTCCATCCTGCTGAGACGCCGCGCTTCGTCGTCACCACGACACCGTAATCGGTGACCTCGATCTTCCCCGACGAGGAGTCAATGACGGTAACTCCTGCGTGGTCTGAAATGCAGGGAGACAGGAGCATGTCCCGCAATTCCTTAACAATTGCCAGCGCGATTTCCTGGCGGCCAGTCTTGCTCATTATTCCACCTCCATGGCCGACCGTGTGACACCGATCTGCCCTTGATAATGCGAGCCCAGACCATTGGTGCCGTACGGCATGCTGGCGGGCCTGTCCAGGTCCTCGAAAGCAATCTGTGCAATCCTATCCCCCGGATGGAGAATGGCGGATTTAGCGGAGTGCAGGTTGGCGATTTCCAGGGTTACGTTTCCTTGGAATCCTGGGTCGATGTATCCCGCGGACACGTGGACGAGAATTCCGCGTCGCGCCCACGATGATTTGCCTTCCACCCTGGCCACCAGATCAACAGGCACGCTGATTTTCTCCTGAGTGGACGCGAGAATAAACTCACCCGGCAACAATTCGTAGCCATTCTCGCCGATGGTGATGTTTTCGTCATCATGGCGGTAGGCGATAATATTCTCGTCTAGTCGTACTTCTACCGACGCTGGTTGAATTGACAACGGTTTGCGCCAGTCGGAGATGAGTTCACCCCAATCGATTCTGCGTCGGAGAGTGAAATCACTCAGCGTAGCCATTGCGGTAGTCCCTCCTTGATCACATGGACCGTGTAACCTTTATCACGTAGAATTGCTTCGGCTTCAAGAGCAAGGGCGAGTTTCTCTCCCGGCATGATTTCTACCATGTCTTCACTGCGCTCCGACAGAATGATTGCGCAGACGTACGCATCATCGTCCGAAGAGTCACTATAAGTGAGTACATACCCGCCTATCTCATCCGAATATGTGCACCTAGTAAAAGTGATCCTTCCTTCCCGCCATGAACGCAAGGCAAGTGTTACTTCCTGAACAAATTGAACGGTGCGCATAAGTCTGCGGATCGCGGCAGGTGGATCGGTCGAATAACTCATGATAGTGAAGTTGCAGTCGGCGGCATGCATAAACGCAGCCGCACCCCACAGTTCACCGCATTTCGCCAAATCAACAAAAACAATTTCAACAATGTTTCCCATAACGCTCATTTTTCTCCTGGAATATACTCGTTGAGGTGATCGTACGAAATGGCGGACATGAACTCCTCGAGCCGATCTCGAACCTCCCTGGCGCGATCCTCTGGGGCGAGCTGTCTATCGATAGTGTCCCAGTGGGTGTTTCGCAGAATCGCGATCACCGTTTGACTTCCATGCTCGGCGACGAGTTCGCGAAGACACCACGCCGCCTTTCCCATGTCAGCGTTCTCGTTGGCGCCATTCTTGTGGCCTGCCCTGAAAATATACTTCAGGGCACTACCGGTCAGATAGTCTTTATCGCGAATGAAAGTGATGGGCTCAGGATCGAGGGTCGCATAATGTGATGGACGAGACACGACGTTCTCGTGCACATCATCCTCAACGTACTCATCATTCTTCATCGCGATATGGAGAACATTATTGTTGAGGGTCCACTCATAGAGCCGTTCGTCGAAAGAAAGGAATCCTTCTTCGCCTTCTTCAGTCTCATACCACATGCACCATTCGCCAGTAATATACCTACTCGTCCTCTTGACGGGCGCTTCATAATCGTCAGAGACATGGAGACGAATCGGTTTGCCTGCGAATTTCACCTCATAGTCGGCATAAGTCGAATAAGGGCCGATTGTCTGCCAATACCAGCCATCGCGCTTGTGCTCCAAAGAGAAGCGACGACGACTCCAGCATGCTACTCGCCGTTTATTAGCACAATTGCGGACATGTGCCTCCCAGAAACCATCGTGCGGCACTACCTTCGAAACATACTCGTACTCGCCGTTCGGGTAGTAAATCTTCTCACACCCATCATCTATGGGTGACACCACATAATCTCCTTCCTCCGTCTGCGTGATCGAATACTCGTCGTATCTGAAATAGTGTTTCCGCTCTACACCGGCCTGAATAGAATCGAAACCAATCCCCTTGCTATTGCCGGTTTGCGCTATGATTCTCTCTTTACTGCCATCCGGCAAGTACAGCCAAACCTGTCTCAAAAACACCGTATCCATACCCGCTTCTCGCTATTCAGTTACCGAGAGTGCCGACCGTAGCGAAATAGGCGAAAAACACCTGAAGCCACCAAAAAGCACGCCACGCCAGAGACAGTCCAATAACACCAACGATGAGGGCAACTGCACCCATTGCCATACCCTCACCCGTGGACCGCGGCCTACGAAGCCATGCCACGAAACGATTCGTGGGGCGCGGGGGCGCCATCACACTGAGCGGCACAGACCATGCGGGAGGCGCCGGGGCCGGCCGAGGCGGCGGAGGCGGTGCAGGGGTAGGAGCGCTAGCCACAGGCGGCGGCGGTGCAGGAGTCGGAGCAGACGGGGCACTCGAAAAAGTAGACATAATAGTTGTTCCTCACTTTCCATTCAGTTCTGTCATGAGACGGTTAGTCCAACCGTCACTGTAATTGAAGTTCGTGCGCTTAGTGTGACGTGCGCTCTTGACTCTCTTCACCCGATTCCTTTTGTGCTCCTGGAATTCAATCGTCTTACGACGAACCTCGTCCTCGCGTCCGTCCATACGGTGGATTGCCGGGTATTTCATGATTTGACCAACTCGATTCCGTCGCCGAGAAGCCTGCGCAAATCATTGATCAGATTGCGCGCGTTCCCGAATTCCTCTTCACTGATATCGAAAACTCGGTAGACGTTCCCCTCGGTGCAGACGACTAGGAAGGAATCGTGGACGCATTCGGGGATGAAAACATTGCGAACGTTTCCGATGAGAGCGGGCCGTTGAACCGGGATGGCCTGCACGAGGTCGGCGCCGGCGAGAATTGCGACGGCTGTCACGCGCTCAACGGGGATGCCCCGGAATTCGTTCTCGTCCTTCTCGTATCCTTTTCTCAAAATATGTGCGTGTGATGGTGGTGGGCGGTGGGTGTCCCGTCGTGGGGTGACGGGCCACCCACCGTTATGTGTGTGTGTCAGTTCGCCAGCCACCACTCGGCCAGGTAGGCGATGGTCTCGTCAGTCAGAGCGGAGAGTCCCTCGTGGACGATGGTGAATCCGTCGACATCGTACTGCCAGAGTCCCCAGGAGACGACGTCGTCGCACACGTGGAGTCCGAGCGTCTGCCCGCCATCGGTGGTGCTCCGCTTGAGGCCGATGGTCTCGCCGGTCTCGTCCACCCAGTAGTCCGTGTCGCTCCAAGCGTTGGCGGCGGTGCCGACGGCGTAGGCGATGTCGGTGTCGGTGGTGATGTTCTGGGCGGTGGTGGTCATTGTCTTGTCCTCTCTATCTCTGGCTGGAAGGCTCGTCCTCCCCGCCGATGACTCAATCATGCTCCCCCGTGTGCCCGTGGGTCAACCCTTCACGGTGGTGACCCATCCCACAAAACCAATGTTGTGCTAGATGTTGACAGACATTGGCGTATGTGGTATACGCGCGCGCACGTACCTATATACGCTAAAGTCACCCCTAGGTACTCGTGATAAAATTAAAGCCACCGAAAACCTTTATGAAAGGCGGTGCAAAATTGGCAGATTCCGTCACAGAATACGCTGCGTCGGAAATGAAATATTGGTGCACCACAGGCGACTACGGGGGCACCGGATACGCCCAGGACAACCGGTGGACCTGCTACTGGAATTCTAATGATGCCGGCTGGAAAACAGGCCCCGGCGACATGGATTGCAGTAGCGGCGTAGCGGGCGCCTACAATATTGCATTCCATAACGTCTGGGGAACCGGCTGGGACGATCCAATCATGTTCCCGCGGACCGGCGAAACATGGACCGAAACTCTGAATTCTTTGGCCGCAAATCGCGGTTTCATGGATATTGGGGACACTTGGTACGGGTCCACGCCGTCAGGAGGATTCCATGTCGGCGACCTCGTCCTGAAGACCACCGGAGATGGCGGACATGTCGCAATGTGCGTGCGCGAAGACGATGGTTCATTCAACGCGGGTGATCCGCTCCTCGCTGAGGCGTGGATCAATGAGAATGGCGAAATTTCGGAAGGGCAGATGGGGGATCAGACCGGCTATGAGACTCACGTAGTCCGGTACAGTAGTCACCCGATGACTGTCGCAGCCTCGTGGTCCACGTGCATCCGTTTCGGGAAGCGGACCGACGCCGATAATGGGCATGAGTCTGCTGGATCATACCGCCTTTCTTCAATTCAGGAGGCCGTTCTCAGGGCTGCCGATGCGGAGAATTGCCCGTGGTGGGCCGCCCTGGCGTGCCTGTGGATGGAGACCGGCGAGCGTGGCGCGAACATTTACGGGCACGACGCCGGCGGTGCCGGCCCGCACGGCGAGGAAGTGACCGAGGAGAATTTCCGTGAGTTCCTTGCGGCAATTCGAGACGGCGAAAATTCAAACGGGGTCGGTCCGTTGCAGATTACGTATCCGGGTTATTTCTTTGATGACCCGGATCGTGAGTGGTGGATGCCGGAGAAGTCGGCTGAGGTCGGCTGCCGTATTCTTCGTGATCTCATCAACGCCGAAGGCGACAGCTACGAAGCGTTGAAGCGCGTTGGGTCGCGGTATAATTCAGGGAATCCGTATGACGCGTATGAGTCTTATGGGATTCTTTTTAGTAATCGTTGCAAGTCTTGGTATGATTATGGTCGCCCGTCTGGGGGCGCCGGAGAGGATTTTTGGGATATGAGTGAGGGCGTTGATCTGCTCAGGGAGATTCGTGATCTTTTCCGTAGTGGAAAGGCGGGGGATCATTTCGCGGGTGACATGAATTGGTATGCTAAGGCGACTTATGAGGAGGTTAAGTCTATTCATGCGTCTGTGGATCAGATTCTGCATTCTGTGACTCCGGGTCAGGAGAATGTGCGTGAGGCGGGTGCGATTTATGGTGCTGTGAACGAGATTCGTAAAGCGGTGTCGACGCCGTCGTCTTTGCAGGCGCATGATGGTGTCGCGGAGTCTCCGACTCCGGAGTCTCCGACCCCTGCTCCGGAGCAGAATTCCTGACACGGCATATTGGTGTTTATCGTGACTTGCTTGCTCGCTATTATATTGGGTGTCGTTCCTCGATGGATGTGACATGCATGGAGGTTCACTCTCTTCCCTCCCTGTAGCATCCTGTGACAAGTGGTGCAGCAAGTCTCCGGACGGTCATTGAAAGGTCGTTCGGAGACTTGCTTTTGTTGTGTGCTATACTCTCCTCGTACCGCTTATTGGTTAATACACAAATATTTTCCTACGCGTTCCGACGGTGCAACAAGAGAATACTATCGCCCTCACGTTTCCTGCATTCCTTCCTCAGCAGCTCTAGGAGTCGACGTGAGGGCGATGGTATACAATCCATCTAATGAAAGTGAAAATTAGGGTGACTAAGTCGCTTTATGTTGCTACTATTTTTGCGGCCGTCATGGTGACGGCAAACACCGCACTCATGGTGTACGATGATTTCACCAATGGCACTATGAATGTGACTCGCGATTCTCTGTGGTGTGTTGGCGCGCTCATTCTTTGGGCAAGTGTACGCACCGTCCGGTTTATGCGGACTGTCGGCTATCATCCTGGATTCCATAGAAAGTAACTAAAACATAACATTCCCCGTCTAGCAACAATAACGCTAAGCGGGGAATGTTATATAATATGCGTTAGCAGCCCCACAAAAAGCAATACGATAAAGAGGACATTACATGGTGCCTCACTTCCTTAACGATGTCCTCTCGGACGCCACTCTAGTGGCTTTGGCTGCCCTCACTGGCACAATTTTCTCGAACGTAACGCAGCGTAAGAATGCGCGCGATCAGGAGCAAATCTCAATCCTGGACATTACTGTTCGCTCTCTTTCTGAGAGAGTGACCGCCTTGGAGACCAGTCTTGCGGCCGCCGAAAGAGCAGCAGACCTGGCGGAAGAAGGCCGCCGGCGTGCAGAAGTGAAATGGTGGGAGGCGGTCTCTTTCGCGCACACTGTTATCGATTGGGGACGGTCCCTGAAAATTATGATACCATCTGATAAAGAGGACTTAATCCCTACTGAGCCTCAAATTCCGGAATCTATGAGGTGATTCATAAATATGTTTACTCCTGAGGTCCGCAAGGCCCTTTATGCCCTGCTCACCGCTGTTCTCGGTGTTTTTGCCGCGTTCAATGTTATTTCTGCGGATCAGGCGTCTCAGTATGCTGACGCTGCTACCCAGATTGTCGGTGCTCTGACTCTGGCTCTGGCTACGTATCACACTCGCCCCGGCGCGGCCGCTGGCCGTCACGCTGCCGGTGAGGGTGAGGCCACTGAGGACAAGGTCGCCTGACCTCCGTCATTCATAGAACATTACTGCCCCCTACCGTCTGCTCGGTAGGGGGCAGTAATGTTTCACGTGAAACACGGGGCATGTTTCACGTGAAACATTCATCTCCGTTCCACGTCGTCCCCGACGATGCGAGCGATCACATCCTCGTCATGACGTTTGGTGACTGCCCACAGGAAAAGATGACGCCCCGCATCACGCGCATCGTCCGCATCCGGCTGACGCACGCTGGCTCCTGTGGGCCAAAAACCAAGTAGCTTCAAAACACGGTCTGGCATGGTGGTCTTTGCCATTGCGGGAGTCTGCCAGATAATATCCCCGATCTCCCATTCCAGTACGGAGTTGATTTTTACTGGGGTGAGGTCTGCGAGAAAATTGTTGCCCGGTCGCAGATCGAACTGTTCGCACACGACGATATCTGGGGCGAATTCGTTTCGTGCAGCCAGAATGTCATAGACACTGGCAGTCCAATGTTCATACTTGAATTGCTGGACGTGAATGACTGAGAATTCGCGGTCGTCGCGGAAGTCTCCGACGACGATTCCTGTTGATTTGCCGGGATCAACGGCCATCACGCGCTCTACCATTCCATTCTCCTCTCTTCTATTTCCGCAAGCCATGCCGCGACTTGTTCACGTTGGCGATACTTTTTATAGTGTCTGTGCGTACGCCGTCTACTTCGAGCCACAATGTGCCCGGCATCACGGGCTCCCCGCGGCCTTTCTTCAAAGCCCAAGGCGTGCCTGGTCCGCTCGGGAACGGCAGATGCTTGTAGCACCATATTGCGCAATCCTGCGTAGAATCAAAACGAAAGTCCTCTTTCGACACATATCTTCTCATGTCGTAAATGCGTCGCATGAGTTTCGGGATAAGCCACTCAGGCACTTCTCTGTACATACGGACTGACGGACTACTACACGGGCAGACCACCGTCCTACCGCCACTGAAATGCGAAACACGAAGCCACTTGTCTTCCCCGCAATTCACACAACGCATGTGGAAATGCTTATGACCATCTCTCATGATCTTCCATTCGGGGGATACTACTTCCCATTGTTGGAAGCGTCGCCCTGCCATTTCCGGCTGTACGCCAGCCGTTTGCTTATAGGTTTTCTTGCCGGGGTGAAGAATAAGACGATCGTGAGTTTCCTTCCTGTTCTCGTCGCGCACTATTGAAATTTCACCGGGGCGAAACACTCCGTTCTCAGTGGCAAATTCCCAATCGAACACAACCGATGGATTGAATTCTTTGTAGCACCATTCGATAGCCGACGTCATGCCGTCAAACTCGAAATTATCTATACCGTGCTGCTCCCGCCATTTCCAAATCTTAAGACGAATGTCGTTGTAGGAGCGATACGGCATAAGCGTGTCATTCACCTTGCAGTACTGGTGCGAGTATGGTGCGTCTGGCGGACGATTCAGCACTATGTCAAGATTGCATGGGGCGATCGGTTTACTAATGTCGGGGCGCGTGAATCGCCACTTGTTATCCTTGGGAATTTCCAAATACGTGAAACACCATTCGATAGCGGCGTCAATCGAGGGGAAAAGAAAATTCTCGCTACTAGTACGGTAGCTGAGCTGAGTGAGCCTGTTAGCGACTATTCTGTACTGTTCGTATGATGGTTGCGTCATTTGCGTGTTTTTCCTCTTCCTTATTGGGTTGAATAGCGGGGGCAACATGATTGCTGCCCCCGCTATTCAAATCATGCGACCGGGTGTGTCAGAAAACTATCGACCGTGCGGACGAAGTATCCTTTTTGGCCTCAAAATCAATGGAAGAAATCTCAGCCCTGGAAGGCCAGAAAGCAGGCTTGGGTGCGCCGTCCTCACCGAGAATTGTGACACCGTTCTCATCCTGCTCGTATGCGGGACGACCGTAATCGTCAAGACGAGGCCTGGGCTTGCTCATCCGCGTCACCAATGTTGCGTGAGCGCCCTCCAGATTCTCGCACACACGCTTCACGGTCGTATCAATCTTCTGCGGCGAGAGAAGATCGGCCCTCTCCCTGGCGTCGGCGGGCCACAAACCTGCCGCGCTGAAATACTTCGGAATGTTGAAGTGGATGAAAGTCTTTCCATTCTTGTTGATAGTGAAAACTGTGCGGTCGGTGAGGGCTTTTCCGGCGTCCTCGTCTTCGCCGTCGATCATCCAATCGGTGACAAGCATCGGCCTGCCGCTCTTGGACGTGGTCATTTCGGCCTTGGTGATGAATGCTGAGTGCTTTCCGGGCTTGGGCGGCTCGAAATTACCGCCACCGGTAGCGACTTCCAGTGATGAAAGGTCGGTTCCGAAATTGAAGCCAGTTGCCATAACTATTGTGCTCCTATAAGTCGGTGGTAAAGAATTGCGGTGGTCAGTTCTCGCCGTCGGCGGGCTTGCTGCGGAGTGCTTCCCTGATCGCGTCGGCGGCGATAGCGAGAGTCTCAGCGGAGACGCCACGGTCAGCGGTAACAGTGATCTTAGCCATAATAATTTTTCTCTCTTCCTAATGTTTGGTTAGTGGCTAGTGATGTAATTGTGAATCTTGGTCATGCTCGGGTCCCCCATTGCTGGCGGGAACCCGCGCGTCTGCTGTTTTGTCACAACATTGGGTTTGCGAGTATACAGTACTGGCACTGTGATTTCTTCCCCGTCCCCATTGTCCACGTTTGCCCATTCCATGTAGCCGACGAAATTGAACAAGGCGGGGATGCGCTGCCCAGACTTCTGCCCCTCGAAGGACGGGGCAATGAACGTTTCCCCGGTGACTTCATTGCTTTCGCGCGCGGAATGCGTGATAGCAATAAACGAAATGTCGGGGGCATCCAGGAATACGCTGATCGCCTTCAACAGAGAGTCATACACCGCCCGCCATTTCGTCCACGTGTCATTCGACACGGCCTCATAGTGGGTCAGGATGAGCTCCTGACACTTGTCCAACGTGTCAAACACGACGGTCTTGTAGGGGAATTCTGCAAGATTGCGTGCAATATTGTCGCAAAGATTGGCGCAATCAACCCACTTGTCGCAATGCACAACAGTAATGTTTGCGGGATTACCCCAATCCCGTACCGGGAGTGTGCCGGATTCGAAATCAACGTACAGGACGGGCGACATTTCGTCCACCTGTGATGCCGTGGCTGCGAGCGATGTTTTGCCGACGCCGCTCACACCATGAATAAGCATATTGAAGTGATTATTCCATTCCGGGTTCACGACCGTCATTCCGAGACGAGCAAGAGTGTCCTCAAAAGTCATGATATATTTCACCTCCTAACCGTTGATAGTGTAGTTTTTGAATGCTCCTGTGTGGCGCTCATGCGAGCAGTACCAACATAGAGGAGACGATTGGAGACTGTCAACACCACTGTCGTGCGACCTTGCTCTCCCCCAAATGTTTTGGAGTCTCTCCAGAGCCGCGAGCGCAACGTCCCGCCGCCACTGGAAAGAGAATTCGTTAATGCTGTCAGGCACGATTTCTACGCTGCAGTCTCTTGGGAGAGCGACAATAGAGCAATGGGCCACCTCGTGTCCGAGCCGCGCAAGGCCGTACCCGTAGAGCATGATTTGAATGTAATATTTACGAAACTGGCTTCCTGCCGCCGTATCGACGAATCGCGGTAGACCGTTGTCCCATTTAATACTCTTCCGGAATGCGGAAATCTTTTTCCGAGAGAGCAGCTTCCAGTCCAGGACCGTCGCCGCCGCAATATCGAAGCGATCCACACTCCCAGAAATACACCCATAGTCTTCAAGATCACATACCTCTACTCTCTGCTCCACTAGAACATTTGACTCAGTCTTTGTGCGCGATTCTGCGAAAGCATGAAATGCGGTGCCGAGAAACGGCGCCAGCGGCATGCCCGTATTCTCCGTGTCGTGCGGGATTCCGAGGAGTTTGTCGGCAATGCATCGTTCGCAATCGTCCCCGATTTCGCTCACGCCGATGCGCGTTTGTTTGTCGCGTTCGGTTGGAGCGAAAACATTACTGACCGCTGTTGCGGCGGCCGGGCTCAAATTCAAATTTTTCTCCTTCCTGAATTGCGGCAATAGCGGCGAGTCTGACGTCGCGGTGAACCTCAATGTCTCCGCCCGCAATGTCTTCAATGAAGAATAGTCTTGCGTCGCCGGCCGGCATGATTTCATAGACGGTGCCGTCCAGCTCTTCTGCTCGCATTGCGGCTTGCTCGAGATTCGAGTAGACCCGGTAATCGCCTTTCTGCGGTGATTCCCATACTAGGTAGACGCTCATTAGTGTTTTTGCTCTCTCTTCCTAAATATTGATTGATAGTGTGTGTTATTCGATGATGGTTGCTGTGAGGCCGGCCCGCTCCTCGATCGCCGTGGAGATAACGGCCGCATAGCATTGGATCCGCCAGATGTTCTCCGATCGAATGCTGGGCACGTGCAGCCGCATTGTCTTGACACCGAACTGTGTCGGCCATTTCAGGACAATGGTGCGGCCGGCGATTTCATCAATCGTGGTGCCCTGTGTGATGCGCATAATATTTTTCACCCCTCCTCTGTGGTGAGCTCGTAAATGTCGAGGTCATTATTGGTGGCCATGCCGCGCACAATGTTAATGTTGTCCACTGTGACATGGACGACGTTAATGTCTGAGTGCCCATCGTCCACTGGGGCGACGATCAGGAAATTCCTGCCGACCAATTCACTGTCGTCGGATACGAGAATGTCTCTGATAGTGCCCGTCATGCGGCGTCGCACTAGACGAATGGTTGAGCTGCTGTGTGTTTCTGTCTTCATGACACCTACCGTACGTGTGTGGTGGTGGTGTACGCAACCCACTGGAGCGTGGCGTCTATCACGTTTCATATGAGGTCACTCTCACGTAGACGCTCATACCCCGCCGCCAGCCTGGGCTCCACAGCCGTCACGTCAACAGTATTCTCACACTGTAAAAGAAAACGATTCACCCGCTTCGTTTGCCCTTTACGATTCAAGCGGGCAGACGCCTGCAAATTCAAAATCACACTATTATCCTCGCTCAACCAAACCTCAGTGTTGCAAACATTCTGTAGACCGTCGATCCCTTCAGCAGCGGCCGCAATAACAGCACAAAGAATCCGTGGCCCATCCGGCTCCAAAAACTGTCGCCACTCATCATGGTAATCACTGGACAATTCAACGCTCTGATAGCCGGCATCAGCCAGTCGTTTCCGCAACGGCGCCATGAATTTACGTGAGTGACACCACAGAATAACTTTCTCGTCCGACGACAGATCCGACAGAATATCGAGAGTGGCGTCAATCTTCGAGGATCCCCACTCCTCGAACTCGACACTATCGTCCACGATTCTCAACGGCCCGAGAGTGATCTGCCTTAGTCTCCCGTCGAGAACGGCGGCGGACGAGGCCGCACTGGCCCCACCATCCATAATCGCCAAACGATGCTCCACGAACTCCCGATACATCCTCCCCTGTTCACGTTTCATTCCACAGGTGACACGTTGAACATTTACGGGAGGTAGGTCTCCGAAAACTTCACTTCCCCGCATCGCAGACCAATTGTCTCCCACAGAATCACGGAGAGCGCCAGGAGCCCTTTCGCCACCATAAATTCTGGCGTACGGGGACGCCGCAAAAGGATTGAACTGAGAGACGAAAAACTCGTCAGCAAACCGGTAGAAACTACGATCAACGCTATCCGGGTTCAGAAATTTGAGAACACCGTAAATATTGACGGGCTTATTGCCGGCAGGCGTGCCCGACAAGCCAAAACGATACCTTGATTTCAACGCCTTTACGGCCCGGAACGACCGAGTGCGATGATTCGCAATACGGTGCACCTCATCCACGACCACCATGTCGAACGACTTCCTTGAGAAAGAAACATTCGGCCACTTCTTCGCGTCCACGGCCTTTCCTAGAGAAACCAATAGCTCGAAATTAATGACCCACCAACCGTCCTCGCCGTTCAGCGTGCTCTCAATGTTGGCGCGCCCCGCCTCGGTAGTTCGAGACAGCACTCTCGCTTCCTGGCCGGTGATAGTCTTGATACTGGCCTGCCATGACGGAATGACGCGCTTCGGACACACAACAATGACCCGCCCGGCAGCCCTGAGTTTCTGTGCGGCCCAGATTGCACCGTATGTTTTGCCGCAGCCCGGCTCCCAAGCCAGCAATGCGCCACCACCATTCCGAATCGCGGTGACGGTGCGGTTGATTTCTCTTTCCTGTGCCCCTGTGGGCCGAATGTCAATCATTGAAAATCGTCCAAACAATCACTAGCAGACAAATGGTGAGCATGAACACGAGGCATGTCACCTGCTCTTTCCTTTCCGATACGAGGAACCCCGCCCCATCAATGTCAACGGGGCGGGGTTCGTCGCGTGTGGTCAGTGGGCGATGGCGTGACGCTGCACGGCGCCCCAGTAGGCGTCCTCGTCAACGTCCACCACATAGTAGGGGGTTCCTGTGGAAGAGAAATACTGTCCGATCACATCGTCGGCGATCGCGGCAACGTCGTAGTCGTCCATCTGGTCAAGTGTGGGGATGATGTCGAACATGATGACGTCGTCCCGAGTGCTGCGACGAGCGATGGTGTCCATGATTTTCCTCTTCTCTCTGTGTCGGTGTCACCGTCCCTCGGTGACGACTCCAGTATAGGCAGACCGCATGCCCCACAGTCAACCCAACCGTAGGTGACTCCGCTCACACCTCCAGTTGTAGGAGAGACAACGCCTCACCCACCGCCGCACTCACGTCGTCACCACACTCCAGTAGCCGCATACAATCGAATGTCGTGTGCGCCCGTCCGTCCGCGAGCGGATCATCCGCATGATGAGAGAAGACCAGACCACTGTCCAGCATCGTCACACCTGGGGCCGTGTCACCGCCACGCGTATACCGCCACCGCCGCCCCACCTTCTCGTAAGGCCAGCCAAACAAACGGACAAGATCATTAAACCCATATTTTGAATTGAACTCCCCAATCACCCCACCATAGCCACCATCAGGCACAGAAGACAAAGAAACGTCCTCATTCTTCTCCTCATACCCGATATTCTCCAACCATTTATCAACACTCAAACGGGCACCGTCAATGAGCCAATGACGCACCCTCAAACCAAGACGATGCGACGGCAGGAAAAAAGCTCGAGACGCCTCAGCACACGACCCATCCCACTGGGCCACAGGCCCCAACACACCGAAACACGTCCGGCTGATCGCCTCACACTCCCCCACAGTCATACTGCGAGTACACGGCAAGACGACACGAAAACGCGGAGACGGGAAAGACGACGACGCCGTCTCCCACACAATACCGGCAAGATTCGCCGCCCGCATACGATCCCCGACGAAATCTTTCCGCGACCCATGATCCGCATCCAAAACAATAGCGGACCGGGACACAAAATTCCTTTTCTGCCGCCTGCCCCCTGAGAGAATGCCAGCAAAAAACGCGGGAGCATCATTCTTCGCACACCTCGAGGGCGCCTCACACAGAGCAGCAAAATCATTAAGGTTCACGTTAGTGGCACGCCACCCTGTGATGGAGCGAACATTGCCCGCTACCATCACAGGGAAACGCGCCCCGAAAACATCACTCACTGTACGACGGTTCCGCTATCTGATCCCGTAGAATCGCCTCCACGAGATCATTATCCACGATGGCACCTTCGGTGCGGAATTTCACGCCGCGACGAAGAATATACTGCCGATACTCCTCCACGCTCCGCGGAGACAAATTCTTCGCCTCCAGCACTTGATAAAGGCGCGTCTCGGTCGGCGGATTACTACTGAAATCATCCACCATGCGCGTCAAATCCGGAACGAAAACGTAGTCGATCATTTTCAACGCGTCAGGCAGCCAGAAATCGGCGGCCAGGCTGAACGCTTTCCGTACTGCGGACGAGGGTACGCTCATCTGCTGCTCGAAAAGAGACAGAATAGCGGCCGCTCGCATAATATGATTCCCCATACGATCAACGACCGCCTGCACGGCCCTTTGGAAGGGCGACTCTCGGGCCGCTTCCCTGGACCAGGCCCGCATCGTTTCCACCCAAACATTCCGCGCAGACTCAGTCACAGTCATAGTCATTGGTGTGTTGACAGGCCAAAACTCGGTGGCGCAAGTGACAGTACCATGGAATTCGTGCTGTATCATGCCCAACATTGTTGAAATGCGCTCGGAAGCATACTCAACAAAACCATCACCACCATGCGCGCCCAGGGTATTGTTAGTGACCCAGCCGAAAGACGAAGGATCAGACTGGCGATTCTCCTCATCCAACGCAAAAAGAATGCGCGGGCCCCACCCTGTCTCGAACAGAGACTGTGTCATATTGTCGACTACGTCGCCGAGAATCCCGGTGCCGCAGAAAGCAAGAGAATGAGGAACCCTCTCACTATCCGCACGCCTGACACCATCGTTGCCGACACGCACAGACTCAACAGTCCTACCCGAGTAGACGTCGGTCAGGAAACCAATGAGCCCACTACGATACCCCTCACCCTGTGATGCGGAATACATGTTCTGCAATTCATCTACAAACATGATAGACGCCCCGCCCGGCCGCTGCGCCATCCGAAAATTCAAGCCTTCGGCCGTCACGTTCGACCCGAACAAAACATTCGCCATAAGAGAACGCTCGCACGGGCTATTACCGATACTGTTCAGCAAATCTTTACGATCAGCCTCAAACTTGATGATGCTATTATTGATATCGTCCCGCTCTTCCCGGTACTCGTCAATATCAACACGCCCACTCCTCTTTTCCAGGGATTCCAGACGACGGAACAGCATGCGGAGTGCCGAATCCACCTCCTGCACGGCCGCCAAATACTGCGACGAATCCCAGTGAAACGCCTCCACGCAATCGTCAAAAAAACTACGCACCAAAGACTGAGCAGTAGTCTTTCTCGACAGGGTAGACGCACCCAGACAGTGTGAATACAAAGTCAACGGCACCACGTTCTGTGCGCTCGCAGACAGATGAGTCCTCGCAGACAACGGCGCGGACACCATCGTCAAGAAAGTAGTCCACAGGAAACGAGGCGGCGTCTCCGGTGACCTGGACTGCAAATAGCCAATAACCCGATCAACGAACCAATCATAGTGCACGCCCCCCGCCAGGGATGCGAACTCGTAATCCGCAACCTTCTCAACGCTCAATTGTTCTCCGCCCCCACATAGGCAAGAAAACCATTGAAAGTACCAAAAATTTCATCGCCGTCGAAAGTGTAACCGACTTCGAATATAGGACCCCAACAATAGTTCGTCTGTTCGAAAATCGTCGCCCTGTAGCCGCGCACAGTATCCGTCTCGAAAACAAACCTATGTCCGGGCGATGCGACGACAATGTGAATACTGTTGTTCCAGGCGCTTACTTCCAAGCCGAGCGAATCATTCCCGCTCTTGCTGGCGTAATTCTTGCACGTTTCAGTGATGTGCTTCAGGAATTCCCAGTCGAATAGCTTGATCATTTGTCCTCCCGTAGTTTTGTCTTGATTTCGCCGAGCAGCTCCCGAAGCCACCATGCCCCGTCTCCTCCTTTTACTGTTGTTACCGTTTCGTCCGTGCCGCGATCTCGAATACTCGCCGAATACTCGCCCCCCACAATGTTGAGAGTGCACCCGTACCATTTCCCGACAATGTCCAGGTAGAGAACGGGTAGGTCACTGTCCACCCTGGCATCCTCCCTAACGTCCAATAGGATGGACTCGCAGCGCGGGTCATTGAGCATCTCCACCACGAATTCGGTCACGATGGGGCGCAGACCGTCGACAATCACGACTCCCCACCTTCCCTCATGCCAGCCAACTCCATGAAACGATTCACGGCATGAACAATGAGGTCCCCGTCGGCGTCGACACCATCCAACCAAATATGATTGGACAATTGAATAATACGAACCCGCCAGTCACTGTCTTTCGTGACAATAATCCTGTAGACAGTCCTATCGTCAGGATTCATGGCCATCGCCTTGAAGAAAACCCCCAAAAGGCGGCCACCTTCATTGTTGCCATTCAAAGCGACAATCGAACACTGGGGCCACCGGGCGAAATCGCCGGCACAACTAGCAAGGAAAGCAAACGTCGCCTTATCAACAGCAGAGTCACTCATTGCCGGCCGTCCTACTACGGTTCGCCGCCACAATCAAAGCACGGCGGACGAACTCGCCGACAGTCTCCGGAGGAATCGCGACACCCTTCCGCTTAACAGACCTTGCCCTCACCGTGTTACCGGCGACCACAATACGGCAGGTGCTGCCAATAGTGACGATGCCACCGTCGTAAATCTTACGGGCAGGCGCATGCACATTGAACTCATGGCGACGCCCGTCAATGTTCCATTCACGGACCGCCTGAGCGATAACCGTCTCAAAAACTGTACCCATAATAATGCTCTCTCTTCCTGAATATCGTGATGGATGCTGCTGCTCTGTCAGTTGCGAGGAGTGTTAAATGTCGAAGCCGATCACCTCCTCCGCCGGCACGCCCGCTAGATCACACAGATTCGTCAACCTGTCCCTGGCGTCCGACCGGGCGCACTCATATTCCGCCGAACCCTTATCGCTGCCCCGCATTTCTTCCAGACAAAGAATGAAATCGTCCACCATACGGACGCTTTCCTCTTTCACCTCATACTGCTTGATACGCCCGTGAATCCACCTAGCCCCAACCCTAGTAGTCTCACCTACAGTGACAGTTTTCCGCCACCAAGCATCCGCCGTCGTCGTCTTTGCACTGAAATACCAAACGGTAGGCCTACCATTATCACACACGTACGTTTCAATAACGCCAGCCTTAGTGTCCCACACAATGACAGTAAAACCACCATCATCGTGATAGCAGGACGTAGCTGGCGGCATATTCTCCCGAATAAACCCCATTTCAGTATCCCGGTCAGTCACCCCTTCATTATTGGGGCCATCATATTCAAACCACAACATCACTCTCCCCCTCTCCCTTTCTGGAATAGCGACGAGTCAGACGACCACACTGTCGGGAATCTCCCGGATTCGAGCACAGAACCAACGCCACGCCTCCTCCACGGCGACCGACCGATCAGGAGAATCCAACGCGCCAGGAGCAAGCTCGACCCCATTCCTGCTCGCACCCACAGCAATCTGCCCAATAATCTCACCGTTGAAATAAGCAACAATCAAAGAATCTCCCGCCATCGCAAGAGTAATACCACAAGCGTCCGCCACCGAAACGAGACCATCCATGACCGAGGCGCCCACAACAAGACGATCGAACATCTCCTGCACCTTACCCGCAATGTTCTCAGTGCGGGTCACACCAACATTAGTCCCCCAGCGGAGAGTCTCAATAGTGTCCTCGGTCAACGCGACCTCACCGGAAACGAACGTCATCGCGCCCATTGGTGCCGCGTAAATGTGGAACCGCGTTGAATGCGTGAACGGCATCACCAGCCTCCACTGGGTAGCACCCTCAACGGGAGTGCGGGAATGCTTAACAACAGGATCATGGGTGAGATCGTCCACGAACTTGTCCCAGATGGGGCGCTTCGACACATTCTCACCCGAAAACTCAACGTCCAGCTCGGCGCCGCTTCGCCTCATAGCGACCTCCATGGTGCCGATCGTCGCCCCACCGAACGACACTATCAGAGTCGAGTGTTCGTCCTCGTCAACATGGAGACCGTGCTCATCGGCCAGAGTAAGAATACGATCATAAACCTTCGCCACCCCCACCATGGAAGCTAGACCCTCACTAGCGGAACGACGGTCGTCCGGAAACTCGGAAAGGTAGGCGGGCACAAGACGATCGGACAGGAGAATGTCCTCCGTGTCCATTATCTGCATTGTGCCGTCCAACCAAGCACCCCGCGACCAATTTGTGACGTCAACGATGAAATGCGCATCGTAAAACATGATGTCCTCTCCCTCTAGTGTTGTGTTGCCTGAATTGCGGGGGTGGTTACCGTGCCCCCAGCGCGCCCCACAGGGTCCAAACGACCGCCACAATGCCCAGCGTTCCAACGACCGCGAAACACGATGCGGTCAGGTAGATGACAGCGGCAAGGATGATTTCGCTGCTCCGCTTCAAAGGGCGGCGGGTCGCAACGTTGGTGCGCCTCGGCGCCGCGTGCCTCATGGTCATGGTGTCTTCTCTTTCTCTGTGATGGTCTTGGTTGTGTTACGGGGCATCTTGCTTCGCCCTGTCGGGTTACTGTCCTGCCTCCCGATGGCCTTGACTCTAGAGCCACGACGCTCGCCCGTCCACCCCACCTACGTGAGAGGTCCGTCACACTCCGGGATGTTGGTCTCCGACACGTCAACCCATCACCCCCGGAACACCGCGAAAGGCGGGGGGGTCGGGTCGCGCGATCGCGTCCTCCGCCTCATGATCGCACGGGACGGAGGGCACGATGCCAGCCCAGTGGGAGAGACTCTCCAATCCCTCAGCGCAGAGCCACTTTCAATCCGACCTTTCACGCTAGATGGGTTGGTATGTCGTTTGTGCGCGCCGTCTCATATGATATCAATGCCCTTCTTCTCCAGTACGCGCTCAATCCTCTCAACATTCTCCCGATCCTCGCCAGTAACACTAATGTCACACTCGATCCCACCGTCACTGTTCTCAAGAATTTCAAGCTCAAGCGCAATACGATCCAAGCCGAAAATTATATGCCTGCCCGATAGTGCGATAGGCCGCATGTCCACGTATCCGATAGCGCGGAGAGCGTCGAGGGCGCGGATCATCATGTCAGCACCACGTGTGACAGCGGCGAGCAGTTCCGTCAAATACTCAGGCGTCTCCCCCTTGTCGGCGACGTGCAACGTGTAGTCCGTGCCATCCTCGTGTTCGATCAGAATTGCGAGGCGCGCACCACGACCGTCCGACAGCTTCGCCTCTCTATGCAGGTCTATGCGTCGGATGAGCATGTCCTCATCTACCATGTGGCCCATTGTGTATGTTTCCTCTCTTCATGCACCGACCTTCGGTGGTGTGTCTACTGTAGAAGATCGGTGGGCAGTGCCGTCAACCCTCAACACGTGTGAGCTGTGTCTCAAGGTAATGGAAGGGCGGGTGCGACGAGGGAGTGACCACCCCTGCATCCGCGGGCTTGCGCCGCCACCTCCATCCATGTCATCATGTGGCATGGATACCTCAACTACTCCGCGCATCTCACCCGTCCTCGAGGCCGAAACCAAGGCGGCCCTCATGCTCCGCTACGCCGAAGACCACGAGGAGGTCGCCCACCAGTACGCGCGCGCGCTAGTAACCTTCTTCACTATCGATCTGGACCTTCCGGAAGCCCTCCAGCTGACACGCGATATCGTCACCGAGTCCACGAACGGCATCCGAGACCTCGAAGGAGAGGAGGCGGCGAGCCAGATCGACGTCGCGCTGCGGCGGCTGATCGACCGTGTCGAGGCCGAGCTGGCCGACTGAACCGCCCACCACAGGACAATCACACAACGTGACAGAGAATACTCCCCATGGGAAATTCCTACACCAACAGAACAACTCAACCAACCAGAAGGAAAGAGAGAATGAGCAACACCATCCACCGCACTGAGGATCCCGCCCTCGAGACCGTTGAATTCGGCGCCATCTACCGGGTCCATGCTCCTCGCACCGGCAACCCCTGGACCATCTACACGACGGGTGACGATTGCGGTGTCGACTCGGTAGAGCCGCTGGAGGTGCCCGACGGATGGGATGACGTCTACGAGTACGCAATGGCCGACGAGGACATTTGGCCTCGCATCGCACACCTCGCCATGGACGCCTATCTCGCGCACGCTAACCTCGAGATCGCCGTTGTTCCTCTCGATGATGAGGAGATGGACACCGAGTCATGCGCCCTGCTGCACCGCTTCGCCTGGTCCTACTGACACAATCGGCCTAGGGGCGACGACAAGGCCCCGCCCTCATCGTGGAGGGCGGGGCCTCGTCGTCGTGGTGCGTCTACCATGGAAAGGCGGTGCGCGATGGGTGAATGGTGCCAATCACCGCAGTGCTGACCTTTCATAGTTTCCGTTAATCTCCCGTTTACTTTGTTCACCTCCCGTTTACTTTCTACGCATGTGGGTTGTTTGCTAGCAACCGGTGTTCTAGGATGAAAACACCCGTTTGTGTTACTACAATGTTGGTGCGTGTCGTCACACTTTTCACCCTTGTAGCAAGGGGTAGTGTCAAGGTGTTTCGCGTGATTGCAACGTTTAGTCCTCGTTTGTAGTTGTTTGTTGGCAGTGTTTGTTGCGGTGACTTTGGTCCCGTATGGTACGCTCGAGTAGACGAATCGTCGAAGACGATCGGCGGCGCAGCCGCTGAGGAGCCCTAGCGACGCAAGCGAGCGTCGGCGCCGCTGAGTGTTTTTGATGAGCTCGCCGCTTGTTGGGCCCAACCTATACTCTTAAAAGAGTACTAGAATTAGACATTGTCTAACACGACTAGACGGTGTCTATTTAGGGAATACGTGTTATAACGTAATTAAGGACACATAGCGTTCAATGTTGAGCGCTGTCGCCGTCAACAGTGAACAATGCTGTGGTGGGGGAAACAAACACTGTGTTGCGGTAGAAACAACACACACCACGTTAAACAGACAAACCCAAAACAACAAGGCGTGTGTTGTGTTACGTGCGTGCTCGCAGGGCTGCGCGCGCACTACACAACACGCGCCAACCCACACACAAAGAAAGGCGAAGAGAACAGAAAGACGAGGAGAGAAAGGAACAGGAGAGTAGTGTTAGACGGTGGAGGCGCTCGTCTCGCTGACGCTGCGACGCGCCACCACCTAACACAAACACAAACAAGAAGAAGAGAACAACGGTGAGCAGAACAAGCACACGCGAACACAAACAATTCAGGAAACAAGTACTCACCCGAGCACAACAAATGGGCATCACACACTGCCCAGCATGCGGAGTCAAACTCCAATACAAAAACAACGGCGAGCGCAAACCCAACAGTGCCGAGGCAGACCACATAATCCCAGCCTCGTTAGGCGGAACCAACCACCCAGACAACGGCAGAGTCCTCTGCGCCAAATGCAACAGCCGACGAGGCAACGGACGACACGGTAAAGGAAGAGCGCGCCACTACCAAAAAAACGAGAACGAACGAGACAGACTACCAATCGCCGTCATGCCAACACAACACACCGACACATGGTGAACCCCCACCGCCATTCCACCACAGAGAAAGGCGGGAAACGCAGAAGAAAGCAACAAAGAACAAAGAAAAAGACAGAGAAGACAAGGCAACAAAGAACACATTGGTGTTCGGGGATAACGTGCGTGCTCGCAGGGCTGCGCGCGCACTACCCCGAACACAAACAACAAAAGAAGAAAGGCGAGGAGAAGGAAGAGAAGAAGACAAAGAAGACAAAGAAGACAAACGATGAGACCATGCACACCATCACACCCACCACACCACCCTATTCCAACCCACACATAAACCATCACCGCCATTCCACAATAACACAACCCTGACACAAAACACCACCCCTAAATCAACAATGCTGCGACAGTAAACACACTGAAGGGCGAGGCAACGCAAAAGGAAACAAGACAATGCAAGACGCCGCCCCCATCCGAACACGGGCATCACACACACACCACCACCGCCATTCAACAAGGGACGCTAAGCGAACAAAGGGGGACGCCAACACACAACGGGAGGGACAGTGCAACAGCAGCCACCCTCCCATTGCAATGCCACCCACCACCACACCACACCCCGTCCTTCCGCAATGGCACCCCACCATCCACGACGGCCCCACCCACCACCACTGTGAGGGGAGGGGCACACAGAGGATACCCCACCACACAAAGGAGTACACACACACCACACACCACCACCACACACCCGGCAACGAACAGTACATGACACGACAGCAGTACTCGGCAGCACTGCGGTGGGATGAGTAAGGCACGGTCGCACACACTGGACAGCGCAGGACAGCAGCACACTCCACCGCCATTCAACAGCAGCATACACCGACGAGGATGGACACCATCCACTCACCTCCTCTCACACTGTTCACATTCACACAACCAACGAACAATCACGATCAACGACGATCAACGATCAACGTTCAATGATTGAACAATGAACAATGAATGATGAACATGATGATGATCAACGATGAACATGATCAACGATGATGAACATGATGATGAACACACGATGATGATGTGATGCATGACATGCATACCAATACCACGCACCATGCATGGTGCCAACGCATGCCACAAAGGCAAGCACAACGCACAAACGCGCAAACGCACAAAAATGCATAAAAACAAAAGAAATGTTACAAAAAAATGCAAAAACATTCAAAGGCGTGAACCAACAATGGCGTTCAAAAAAACCATGGCAACAAAACTGGACGAACGCAAAGGGGGCCCCAAGACAGTAAGGGATCCCTTAAAGTAGGACCCACGTCACAAAACAAGACAGGGAACACAACAAAACGAGATGCACACCACACAATTCATGTGATGGAGGCCACCCCCCCTCCCCCATCCGGCCGCGAACACCCCGAAGGTCTGCCCATCCCTCCCTGCTTGTGGAAAACCCTGTGGATAACTCCAGTAACCCAGATCACAATGTGACCGTCGTCATGTGGAAAACTCCCCAGCCTGTGGAAAACCCTGTGGAAAACCTCCACCAACGTGACGGACACCACCACATATAATAGGAGATATGACAACCCACACAAACACCACAATCACCGTATACGAACCCAACAGCCCCGCCCCCATCACAGACGCCACAAACACCGGCAACCCAACACTCATCCGCCAAGCCTTAGCGCACAAAATCGCCACCGTCATAGACGACCCCAGAACCGGCGACACAGCACTCACAAAACTCACCGCACAACTCATACAAATCACAGACCAACTCGCCACCACACAAAACGAAAACACCACCACACACACCACCGACAATCCGGACGAAACACAAACCTGGGACGGCATCTGATGAGCGAAAAACACCTATCCGAAATCGCCGCCCACCTCACCCTCCCAGAAAACATCACACACACCGCCTGGCCGCCAGTCCAACGCCGCCTCCAAGAAATGCAATACCCCCTCGACATATGGCAGCAAGACTGGCTCAAAGCAATCCTCGCAAAACGCGACGACGGCCACTACGCCGCCAGCATCGACGGAATCCAAGCATCCATCCCCAGACAGGTCGGCAAAACATACACAATCGGCGGCCTAACATTCGCACTCGCCACCCTCCACCCAAACTACTTCGTACTCTGGACCGCACACCGCACACGCACCGCAGACGAAACATTCAACGACATGAAAGGAATGGCACAAATCCCCGAAATCGCCCCATACGTTCAGAAAATACGGCAAGCGAACGGACAGCAAGCCATCCTCTTCAACAATGGGTCCCGCATTCTTTTCGGAGCCCGTGAAGGCGGATTCGGACGAGGATTCCACGGCGTAGACATGATTCTTTTCGACGAAGCCCAGATCCTCGGCGCCGCCGCACTAGACGACATGATCCCCGCCACAAACACGGCGCCAGACCCGCTCATCATCAAAATCGGGACACCACCAAAACCAAAAGACCCATCCGAAGCATTTAGCGAATTCCGCAACCTCGCACTACAAGGCGAAATAAAAGACGGCCTCTACCTCGAACTAGCCGCCGACTACGACGCTAACAGCGACGACAGGAAACAATGGGAAAAAGCAAACCCATCATACCCTCGCCGCACACCCGAATCCGCCATTCTAAGAATGCGCCGGCAACTCGGAGAAGAATCATTCCGCCGCGAAGGCCTCGGAATATGGGACCGCGCCAACGACAGGCTCGCAATCGACCCAGTCGCCTGGAACACCGCCACAATACGGCCAGAAAACACACCATCTGGCATGCGATGGTGCGCCGCAATACGATTCGCACCCGACGGATCAACGTGCGCCCTAGCCAGAGCAGGACACAAAGCAAACACGCCCACACACGTCGAACTATGCACCCACCAAGGCGTCCGCCGCATGAACGAAGGCACCCAATGGATCATCGACTACATTGCTGACACAAAAGACAGATGGGCACAAATCATCGTAGACGGAAAATACGGTGCCGGAGACACAGTCGAAAGACTCCGTGCCATCGGAATACGCCCGCAAGCCATCATCACGCCCACGATCACGCAAATCATAGACGCCTACAGCATGCTAGACGCCTCACTACGCGAAAACACGATCACGCACTTGGACGACATGCAACTTCGTACCGAGGCCGCTTCTGCGACGCCGCGCCCAATCGGAACGTCCGGAGGGTGGGCACTACAGGCCCCGCCCGGCGCCACCGTGGCTGGCCTAGAAGCATGCACGCTCGCAATGTGGGCGGCACGCACAACAAAAAGGAGGCCGCGCTATAAGCCTTATGATAAAATCGAAAACGCCAATAGTAGAAATGATCGTGGCGGCGGAGTGTTGTTCCTATGACTGAAATTTATCCTGACGACGGACGACTCGTTAATGCTACGCCGGCCCCGACCCGCATTTCCGGACTCCCCGACGAGGACAAGGTAACATTCCTGCAACTGTGGCAGAAATGGCAGCAGCACTCGAACAAAAACAAGCTGCTCTCCGTCTACTACGACGGCCACCGCGCTTTTCAGGATTTGGGGATCAGTATTCCGCCGCAAATGACGCGCACCAAGGCCGCGTTGGGATGGCCTCAGAAAGTCGTCACCATGCTCGCCCGACGACACGTGTTCGAAGGCTACTCCCTGAACGGCGCCCCCGACGCTTTCGAAGCCAACGAAATACTCTCCGCAAACAACTACGATCTTGATCTCGCACAGGCGATAACGTCCGCATACAAGCATTCTTTCTCACTACTCACAGTGACACGTGGGGACGAAACCATCGGCGAGCCGCCCGTCGTCGTGCAGGCCCGTGACGCAGAATGGTCCGCCGCACTATGGGACACTAGGCGTCGCATAATCGAGGCCGCCCTCACAATCGATCAGACCGACAAATACGGGCAGCCGGCAGGCGCCATCATGCACACTCCCACCGCCATTTGGCGAATCGACGCCAAAGAGAACGGCAGCGGATGGAAAGCTGAAAAGCTCGGGGGCACGCCCAACCGCATTTTCGTTGAAGCACTCTGCTACGACCCGCAGCTGAACCGCCCCTTGGGGCATTCACGAATCACCCGTGAAGTAAGATATCTCACGGACGCGGCGGTGAGGACAATGGTCCGCGCAGAAACATCCGCCGAATTCTTTTCCTCACCACAGCGTTACGTGCTCGGCGCGGAAAGAGCAGATTTCGCCGGCCAAGACCGCTGGTCCGCAATCATGGCCAGAGTGCAGGTACTCGAGCCGAACGAGAACGGCGACATTCCCAGTGTTGGGCAATTCTCACAAATGACCATGAGCCCTCACCTGGAAATGTACCGTCAGCTGGCGCAGAATTTGTGTGCAGCCACAAATCTTCCTCAGTCCGCCATCGGGGTATTTGCGGAGAACCCAGCCTCGGCTGAGGCGATGCAGGCGGCCGAGGCGGCGCTCGCGGATGAGGCCGAGTATCAGTGGCGCATTTTCACGGCCCCATTGCGGCGCACGCTGCAGAACATTATTATGGTCAGAGATAAGCTCGACGAGCCGCCGCAGGAGTCGTGGAAGACTTCGGTAAAGTGGACCCCCGCCCGCTATTCCTCGCCCTCGTCTGCCGCCGATTTCGCGGTCAAAATGGTGTCCGCGTTCCCGTCGTTGCAGGAGTCGCAGACTCTCATGCGGCGTGCCGGGCTCACCGAGGATGATCTCGCGGATATTAACGCCGAAAATCGCAAAAAGAATGCAGTGTCGTTGCTTGATCGCGCTCTCGCTGCCACGAATAACGGGAATTCTGTGGACGAGAACGGCAAAAACAGTGATGCAGTCAACAATGATGGCGGCGACAATGGTGACAACGCCGATAATGCTGATAATGCTGATAATGCTGCCAATAACGGCGGCAATAACCTGAACGCTAATAACCCGGTCAATACAAGGAACAGGGTTAAGCGCAACATCAAACTGCCCGGCGGCACCAAAACACCAATAAACTAACACTCATTATGCTGTCAACCGCAGAAATCGGGGCATACGGGCGAGCAATAGACTCACTCACCACACTCGCCCAAAACGATCTACACACACTCTGGGCGCACGCCGCTAGACAACGCCCCGAACAGGCACGCGACCTTCTGCTCGAAATCATGCCCGCCCTCGTAGACCAATACGGTAGCGCGGCCGCCGCAATCGCCGACGAATGGTACCGAGACATGCGCCTAGACCAGGACATTCCCGGTGACGCCCCCACAGTACAAACATCACTCACACCACAAGGCGAAATAGACGACAGTGTCAGATTCAGTGCGGGAGCACTATACGCGGGGAACCCCGACATCGCCCTATCCTATTTGACCGGGGCGCTCATCCGATACGTCAGCGACGGCGCCCGCTCGCAAATCGCAGACATGACATGGGCCGACCCGGAAGCAATGGGTTGGGAAAGGCGAACGCGTAACCCGCAAGCATGCAATTTCTGCGTCATGCTTACAATGAACGAATGCTACTACCGTAGCCAGGGGACCGCGTCATTCGGGGCGCATGACAATTGCAAATGCGTCGCGGTCCCCGCATGGGACCCAACATCACGCGAAGTGCCCGCGAAAGCATACATGCTCGCAGCCCGGCACAAAACTGAAAAAGGCCGCAAACGTCACCGTGAACTCGTCTCATCGTGGATAGATACGCACCAGGAGGAGCTCGCAGAATGGCGTACCCGGCCAATTGAATGATTGTGCTACAATGCATAAACAAGGGCCACTGAAGGACGGCTGCAAAGCCTGAAAATAGTTGCCTGAAAATATCACAATAACCGCACGGTCAAAATATAGGAAACGCCCAATGAGCGACAATGCCGCAAGCGACACGCCGGCCGACGACAGCGCCACTAACAGCAACATCACTCCCCAGGGGGGGGGCAATACTGCCGTCAGTAAGCCTGAAATCGACTGGAAAAGTGAGTCCCGGAAGTGGGAGAGTCGCGCCAAAGAGAATAGGCGCGCTGCCAATGAACGAGACGAGCTCGCCAAGGCCATCGGCGACAAAGACGCCACAATCGAAGCCCTAAAGGCCAAAGTTGCAGACTTCGAAACCGCCGCCAAAGTGCGCGAATGGTCCGCTAACGCGGCCGCAGAGCACGGTATCAGCGCCGATTTGATCCGAGGAACGACCGAGGATGAAATCAACGCTCATGCTGCCGCAATCGCCAAGGCGCTGCACGACGCCAAGCCGTCCGTCGCCCCCGTGGTGCCACAGGCGGGAGACACGCCCGACAATGGCGGCGGAAATCTTGCGGAGTTTGCTCGGAACGTTTTCGCCGGCGACTGAAATAACCACAGCCGCTATTCCAAAATAAGATACTAGAAAGAAACGGAAACCAACTATAATGGCCGTGTTTGATTCGGGCAAGGCGAAGGTCCTCATGCCTCGGCAGATCGCCGACGGTATCATTACTCGCACCCAGACCCTCTCCACCGTCGCCAAGCTCAACGGCGGAATCCCTATGACCTTCGGCGATGTGGATATTATCACTTTTGATAATTTCCCGCGCGCCGAGTTCGTTGACGAGGGTGCTGAAAAGGCGCCCACCTCCGGTGAGTTCGGTTATGTGACCGCTAAGCCGCATAAGGCTCAGGTTACTATGCGTTTCAACGAGGAGGTGCAGTGGGCCGATGAGGACTATCAGCTGGACGTCCTCAATCAGCTCGCGCAGAAGGGCAGTGAGGCGCTTTCCCGCGCCCTCGACCTCGGCCTTTACCACCGTGTCAACCCCCTGACCGGCGCTGTTATTGACGCGTGGACCAACTACTTGACCTCCACCGCCAAGAGTGTCGAGGTCGGTACTGCGGAGATGGACCAGGTGATCCGTCAGGCCGCCGGACTCCTCATTAACGACAATGCCGCGCCGATTACGCCGACTGGCCTTGCGCTTGCCCCGTCCGCCGTTTGGGCGCTCGGCAGCCTCCAGACCAAGAATGCTGACGGTTCCCCGTCGGGTACGCCGCGTTACCCGCAGATCGGCCTCGGCGTCGACATTGACAACTTCATGGGCCTTCCTGCTGCCGCTGGAAACACTGTTGCGGGCAAGCCCGAGGCGACCGCCGCTACCAATGTCGAGGGCATTGTCGGCGACTTCGTCGACGGCATTCGGTGGGGGATTCAGAGGTCCCTTCCGCTCGAGATCATTCGTTTCGGTGACCCGGACGGTCAGGGCGACCTGAAGCGTAGGAACCAGATTGCTCTGCGTCTCGAGATTCTGTACGCTTGGTATGTTTTCCCGGACAAGTTCGCGACGATTAAGACCAAGGCCGGCGCCTGATAAAATCGCCGTAAAGAAAAAGAGAACACAACCCGTCCAAAACAAAGTTTTTCCCAGGGGCGATTTCGGAAATGCGATCCTACAAGCACCGAGACCACGACATTGTGATCCATCTCGCAGACGACCACAATGTGGCGCTCGGAGACGAATACACCGAAATCGACCCTGAGAACGATGGTGCTGGCGGGGCGGACGAGCCCACCTCCCCCTCCCCTTGTGCGGCCCCGCCAGCACCCGCCCCTCGTCGGGGACGAGGCCGCCCCAGAAAGACCGCAAAGTGATACCGGACGACATTATCCCGTTCGCCGCGGTCGAAGACCTGGAAGCCAGGTGGCGTGCACTCTCCGACAATGAGCGTATCCGCGCCGACGTACTCCTCGCCGACGCAACCGACCTTATTGTGTCGAAATGTCCACGCTGGGAATCTGCCACGCCTCGTACACGAAAGCGTGTAGCGTGCGCTGTAGTGCGTCGCGCAATGCAGGGCGGGGATGCTATCGGCGGCGTCACAGACAGTGGCGGCGGAATCTACTCCGAACCCCACGGGATTATCGCGTCAGAATCGCACACGACCGGGCCTTTCTCTGATCAGTTCACGTATCAGAATCCTGAAGGCGGCCTCTACCTGAAACGCGAGGAAAAGGACGCTCTCGGAGGCTCTGGCGGCGCATTCGAAGTAGACCTCCTGCAAGACTATGATGTGCGGTCCGCTACGGATCAGCTGATCGAAGACATTAATGCGATTGCTGGGCAGGAACCGTAATGCTTTCCGGATACGTGCCTGTCACGCGGCGTAGGCGTGGTCCCGCATCGAAAGATCAGTATGGGAACCCCGTGCCGGGGCAGTGGGAGAACGTTGCTCTGCCGCCCGCGGTGTTTGCGCCGGCTACGTCTACTGAGCCGATCAGTGCCGGGGCAATGCCCGTCACTGTGCCCGCCGCCCTTTATTGGCGGAATACCACAATCGACGTGACCGCAGAAGATCATCTCATTGTGGACGGCATAGAATACCGTGTCGAGGGCCGCCCTTCTCCTTATCCTAAGGGGATGGTTGTGCAGATTCGCGCCAACGAAGACAAGGTGAGTGAATAAATGCCGAAAGTGAAATTCCAGCTCAACAGGGACGGGGTGGCCAATCTTTTGCGTGGCCCTGACGTGGCTCGGACTGTCGCATTGGAAACGGGGCGCGTAGCCAACGCTGCCGGCCGCGGGTTCGAGGGTGAGACGACGCATGGAAATCGTACTCGCGGATACGTCAGAGCGCGCACCATTGCCGCAATGCGCAGACAGATGAGGGAACACACGTTGGAGCGTGCGATCGGCCTCACAATGGGTGGCGGGAAATGAGCCCAACATACGATCGTGCCCCCGTAGTGCCGGACATAAAGAAAAGGCTCATGGACTTTCTGTCTGCACACATGAGCGTGCCGATCGTGGCCCGCAGACCCGAGAACCCGGACCGCCCCGCCGCATTCATTCGAGTCCTCTCCACAGGGGGCACTGGTGTCACGCAGAAAGCACTCTGCACCGCGCTGGAAACGATCGACGCCTACGCGCAGTCGTCGGGTGAGGCGATGAAAATTGCGTGCGAGGCCGTGAATGTGGCGCACACTATGCCAAACTATCATGATGGTATAGTGATGGTACAATCATCCTATCCGATAGAAATGCCCGATCCGGACACGTCTCAGGCGAGGGCGATTGCAACATTAACAATTACAGCACACAGGTGAAACAAAATAATGGCTGTTAACGCTGACAATGCACTCATTTTCTCGTCCGACAATGACGCGCTCTGGCTGGGCGACTACGTCGAGAAGTTCGGCGAGAAGGTCACGTCGCTCACCCAGGACCTCTCCGGCGTGACCGGCCTCACCAATGTTGGGTGGATTAGCGAGGACGGGTTCAAGCTCACCTCCGACGACTCCGTCACCAAGATTAAGGGTCACCAGGGCCACGGCGTCGTCAAGACCTTCCTTGACTCGTCGGAGACTACTTTCAGCGCCACTCTCCTGGAGACCATGCTCGCCCCGCTCTCTTGGTATCTTGACGCTACTAGTGAGAAGGTCGAGGACGGTGGTGCCATCAAGGGCGTGAAGATCACCGCCAAGTCGTCCCGTAAGGTCAAGCTTCTCTGCGGTGTTGCCGATTTCTTCGACGTTTCCGGTGTGGGTGCGCAGATTCGTATTGTTTTCCCGCGCCTGGAGCTCGGCGAGCGCGGCGAGATCACTTTCCAGCAGGCTGAGATCACCGGCTACGAATACAATCTCTCCGTGCTGGGCGACTACATTATCTACTCCGACCACAAGGCCCTGCTCCCCGCCTGACAAACATGTGCTTCCCCGCTATTTCGTGTTTCGGATGGGTTGTCGCGGAATAGCGGGGAAGATCCAAAACAAACACAACCCACCCACTTCATGAAACAAATTTTGAGGACAACCCATTATGTCTGACAAGACCACGAAGAGCAAGGCAAAGTCGGCCGGGGCCAAGGTTCCCGCGGACAGGTTGGCTAAGGCGGAGGCCACTCGTGACCCGATTCACGTAGACTACGAGGGAATCGAATTCGATATTCCTCCGGAGGCGCTGGAGGACTTCCGCGCATTCGAGGCCCTCGACGCCGGCAACCCTTTCCCGCTTTTCCGCCTCATTGTAGGCGACCACAAGGATGAGGTTTATGCCGCGTTGGAGGACGAGAATGGTCGTGTCCCGATCGACTCGGTGACCGATTTTATGCAGTCAATCGTGTCCGAGGTGGGCGCGGGAAACTAACGATTCTCCCACCACTACTCCGCGAGTATGGGTGGGAGATAGAAGCCGACCTGCAACGATACTACAACACAGATCTTCTCGATCTATACCGTGGCAGGATAACGCCAAGGCGGGTAATGGCACTCATCGGCGGCCTCCCGCCGGGGTCGACATTCGACAGGGCGCGAGGCGGAGACAGATACTGGTCCGACGAAGTCGCCGCCACAATAATGTCAGCACACAACATTCAAACCGCATTGCTTGCTGTCAACGGGGTTAAGAAAGATAAATGGCCTGAAGCGCCGAAACCTCCAGCTGAAGGATACCGGGAAACCGGCAACCCCAGAGTGTCAAGTAAGCATGCTAAGGCGCAGAAGGCCAAGGGTGAGAAATGGCTCGCCCGATACGGCAAATAAGCCGCGTTCCTATCGCATAGTGTAAAATGATTCACGCCAAGACAAACACGAAAAACAGTTTGATTGGCGTGAACCATTTTCGCTACACATGATTTCGGAGAGGTATCAATGGCCGGATATGATCTCGGGACCGCATGGATTCAGATCAGCCCGTCCGTGCGAGGCCTCGCCCGAAGTATCAATAGCGAAATCGGTAACGTCGACACCGGACCGGCCGAGAGAAAGATCACGTCCGGCCTGGGTGGTGCGTTCAAGTCGGTAGCGAAAGTCGCCGGCGCCGCGCTCGGAGGACTCGCCATCGGCGGCATTGCGGTTGCGTTCGGCGGTGTCGCAAAGGAAGCATTCAATGCGGCCGACGCCACAATCAAATTCAAGCAAACGCTTGCATTCGCCGGTAAAAGTGCGGACGAAATCAATGCGCTCACAAAAAGCACACGCTCCTACGCGGACCGCACGATCTATGAGCTTGACGATATTCAGTCAATTACCGCGCAGCTCGCATCCAACGGCGTAAAGGGCTACGATAAGCTCGCCGAAGCCGCCGGTAACCTGAACGCCGTGGCGGGCGGAAACGCGCAAACGTTCAAAACTGTCGGCCTCGTCATGACGCAGACCGCGGGCGCCGGAAAACTCACCACCGAGAACTGGAACCAGCTTTCCGACGCCATTCCAGGCGCGTCCGGTAAATTGCAGGAAGCCATGAAAAAGAATGGCGCCTACACAGGCAATTTCCGGGAAGCCATGGAGAAAGGTGAGATCACCGCCGAGGAATTCAACCAAGCAATCCTCGACCTCGGTATGGAGGACGTGGCCATTGAGGCCGCCACGTCCACCAAAACCCTCGAGGGCGCCTGGGGGAATTTCAAGGCCACCCTTGTGACCGGGGCGCAGGAAATCGCCGAAAAAGCACTCCCATGGATCACTGCATCCCTTGATGCCATGAGTAAGGGGTTTGAGAAAGTATTCAACTGGGTCAGCAATTCTTTCATTCCCAGTATTACGAATGCTTTCAACGTTATTCGCAAGGGTGATTTCACTGGTCCGATCTTCTCGTTTGAGGAAGATTCGAGTTTTGTTGATTTTCTTTTCCGCATGCGTGACGCTGCCGCCGCCGCGGGGGGATGGATCAACAAAACACTCGTCCCCTCATTGAAGAATCTTAAAGATCTACTCATGTCCGGTGATTTCACCGGGACGATCTTCGGATTCGACAAAGACTCCGGAATCATCTCATACATCACCAACGTGCGCAACAGTTTCGTCGAGCTCGGCAAATTCATCGTCGGGACACTCGTCCCCGGCATCGCTACCGCTCTCAGCACCATCGCGAACAGTACCCTCGTCCAATTCATGGAGAATCTCACCGTCGCTATTCTCAACAGTAAAGTGGCGGTTTACAGTATCGCGGCCGCGTTTACGGCATGGAAAGCCGTCATGGTCATGTCCTCAATGCAACAATGGTTGAATGACATGGAAGGCGTAGCCGGTGTAGCCGGGCGCGTCGCCACGGCCATTAACGCAATGACCGTGGCGAAGGTCAAAGACGTGGTCGAGACCGCGCAGCTCAACCTCATGTACTCCGGCGAATTCCTGACGAATATCGCACGTGCAACGACACAGATCACAATGCAGGCGGTCGCTTGGGGCAGAGCCACGGCAATGATGGTCCTCCACAAAACTGCAACAATCGCCTCGACCGCGGCGCAGTGGGCATTCAACGCCGCGATGGACGCTAATCCGATCGGCCTCGTCGTGATCGCTATCGCAGCATTGGTTGCGGCAATCATTGTGGCATGGCAGAACTCCGAAACATTCCGCAACGTCGTCATTTCCTGCTGGGAAGCAATCAAAACAGCCGTCGGCGCTGTGGCCGATTGGTTCGCCGCTAACGTGTGGCCTCTCATGCAGGTCGCCTGGGATGGAATTGTCGCCGGCGCCCAGTGGATGTGGGGCGTCATGGTATCCGTCTGGCAAGGAATGCAACCCATTATTCAGGCGGTCATTGATTGGATCGTAAATACTGCGTGGCCCAACCTTCAGGCCGCCTGGGACGGCATTTCTG